CTAGGGCAAGTATAGCAAGGGTTTTCCCTGTCCCCATATCCCCCTTAAGAAAACCAACCTTAAGAAATTTAAAGAACTCTACAGCATCGACCTGATGATGTAGGAGTGATGTTTTAATCGACCAAGTCATAGTCAACCTCCACTTTTTCATTTTGCAATGTAACAGGTGCATCAATTTTTTTATCATGAGGCATTTCTCCCCAATACAGCTCAAACTCCCTAGCCGATATTGTTTTTTCGGCGATCTTAGTAAACTTGTTATGCTTGCCTTTTCCGTTTTTAAAAAGTTTGAATTCAAACTCTTCTGTAAAACTAACGTTTAAGCGATAATCGTTCTTTCCTGATGTTCTTACCAACTTTGCAGGATGCCAAAAAAACCATTCTTCTTTCGGCAATTTTATTAAAACAGCACGAGTTGTTTCTGCTTGAATAAGGGAGGAATGCCCATCGACACTCCTCCATTCTTTATTCGGCATTAAACCCAACCTCTACTTGCTTGGGCTTTCAGGCAAGTTTGTAACTCCCATTTCAAAACAGGGCAAACAGCAAACATTAAACGACCCTTTAACATCGCTACATTGTCCGCCATGTATTCAGATACGTTTTCACCTTTTGTAAAAATGTACATATCAAAACCTGTTTTTGTTTCGTTAAATTTTCTCATGATTCTTTTCCTTTTCTTTACTGTAAACGTCAAGGCCGTTTTTTAATCAACCTTATGTATACATTATAACATATTGTAATACCATTGGCAACATTGATTATACATATCATCTATATGATGTAACAAAACGTCACACTTGACAGCCTAGATGCTTGGTATATAATAAACACGGTTAGAAAACTATACTCATTGAAAGAGGTCTGAGCAATCGGGCCTTTTTTGATGACTTGACAGGGAAGTTGACAAAAGGGGGTAAACTTTGGCATAATGCAAGCATAATAGGAGATACGCTTTCGATGCCCTACGAGAAACCGCACAACCTACATGAGCCTACTGAAGAAACGCATGAAATACTTGAAGGAATGGCGATGAATGGAGCCACTCACAAGCAGATGGCAGAAGCACTAGGCATATGCGATAAAACGCTTGTAAAGCATTATGGTGATTATTTAAAAAGCGTTAAGCCCCTATTTGATGCAAGGGTGGCTAGACAGCTAAAACGTAACATCTTTCACGAAGACCCCAAAGTTGCACTTGATGCAACAAAATTTTATTTAAATAGCAAAGTGGGTTATAAGCAATCAACCGAAAACACACACGGTTTTGAAAATATGCCTAGCTTTACCGTGAACTTTTCAGGCGAAAAGCCTAGCGATGGCTAACGTGCCTTTGACGTTCCCACAATGGAGTGAAAAGCTTTTTAAACCTAAGCGGTACAAAATCGCTTATGGTGGACGTGGATGCTTACATCCTGATGCTTTAATTGATACGCCTAATGGTCAAATAAAAATAAGTGAGTTCAAAGGCGGGGATGTTTATTCTTGGCATAATGGGAAGATAGTTGTTGCACAAGCGACACCCTCAAAAGAATATACTGAAGAAGACTTGTATCAAGTCGTTTTTGAAGATGGGCGTTCAATTATTGCAACAGATGAACATAGGTTTCTTACAACTAAGGGGTGGGTGTATTTAAAGCATCTTTCTTCATCTTGTGGCGTAGTTTTACAGCGTCAGAAATTGCCTTCTTGCCTTCATCACTCCAGTTGGGAACCTTCCCCTTCAAAGTTACACGCAAATGTTCAGCATTGTTTGGAAAAACCCTTAAATTATCAGGATGATTGTTTTTTGGATTCCTATCAATATGGTCGACAACCTCTTCACGAGTTAAATAACGACCAAGCTTTTCTTCCATTACAAGGCGATGAACCGCAACATAACCGCCATGTTTTGAGCGGTTTGGATGTTCAGGACAGCGTTTTAAAAAATAGCCCTTTGCTTCTTTTATCCCACCTTTCCACATTGGTTGCTCTTCTTGAAGTAGAGGCTCAATGTTGTGAAGACAAGGGAAGCCGTAACGAACCCAAAACTTTTGAACAGCCTTTGGCGTTTTTCCTATTGATTCAGCTATATCTTTTGACCTATAGCCTTGTTTTGTCATTTCAAAAATTACTCTTGCATTCTCAATGTTGCGACAGCCTTCAAAATCAGGATGAAAATCTTTCATTGCTTCTTGACATTGCTTTCCACGCCGAGTGCGATAATCTTCCATTTGAAAATACCTCCTTACTTGGTAATGACTTTATTATATCAAAAGTAAGACTCATACGCAAGCACAGCCGACAAAAGTATTGGGATTTGCACGTTTTTAAAACGAATAACTATTTGTCTAACGGAATTGTAAACCATAATAGCGGAAAATCGTGGACGTTCACCGATGCTTTAATTTTAAAAGCGTATAACGAAAGGCTTGGTATTCTTTGTGCTAGAGAGTACCAGTCATCCATTGCCCAATCGGTTCATAAATTGATAGAGCAGAGAATTGGAGAGCTTGGCTTAAAGCCTTATTTTACAATACAGCAGGATACGATTAAGTGTAATGTGACGGGTGCGTATTTTGTTTTTGAGGGTCTGCAAAAACCTGATAGTTTAAACTCCATTGCCGATATAGACATTTGCTGGATTGAAGAAGGGCAAACTTTAAAAAAAAGAACATGGGAAAAATTAGCTCCCTCAATTAGAAAACCTGATTCGGAAATATGGATAACGATGAATCCATACTTGGAAAGCGATGTTATTTATAACGAGCTGATTCAATCAAAAGACCCAAAAACTAATAGTGTCACCGCGTTAATGAAAGTAAACTACACAGAAAACCCCTACTTTCCTGAAGTGCTAGAACTTGAACGGCGTTTGATGCTAGAACGAGACCCCGCCCTTTACAATCACATATGGCTAGGTGAATGCCTAACACATACAGACGCACAAGTCTTCAAAGACAAGTGGGAAGTAAAAGAGTTTACGCCTGAAAATTGGGACCTGCCCTTTTACGGCATGGACTTTGGTTTCTCTCAAGACCCCACGGCGTGCGTCAAGGTATGGGTTCATGATGAAACGCTTTATGTTGAAAAAGAAGCCGTGAAAGTAGGGCTTGAACTGGATGATACGGCCGACTATATTAAGCAGTTTATGCCCGAAATTGAAACCGCCATTATACGCGCCGATTGTGCTAGACCTGAATCCATAAGCTACTTAAAGCGCCACGGCTTGCCACGCATTCAAGCGGTTAAAAAGTGGGGTGGTAGTGTTGAAGACGGCATTACTCACATTAGAAGCTACAAAAGCATAGTCGTTCATCCACGTTGCACGCACACCATTAATGAGATGATGCTTTACTCGTACAAGGTAGACCAGCGCAGTGGAGACATCACAACGGCCGTTGTAGATAAACACAACCACGTTATTGACAGCCTACGCTATAGCTTAACGCCCTTAATGAAACGGAAATATACGTTTGTGGATGCGTTCTAAAAGTGGTATGCTATACTAAAAATAACCAAGGGGGATACCATGTTTGAGAATTTCTTCAATAAAAAAGAACCCATTAAGACCATTAAGACCGATGGCGTCGAGAATATACTCACAGGCCTAGGGCGATATGGCAGGGACGCTAATACGGCTACGATGTTCACACAGGACGCTTTACTTGACCAATACACTCTAGAAGGGCTTTACTCTTCCAGCGGTATTGCTAGGCGCTTAATTGACATGGTGCCCGATGAAGCCTTAAAGCGGGGTATTGATTGTGACGAAGAGCTTTATGCAGAACTTGAACGGCTAAACGCCTTTAAAGCCTTAACAGACCTAGCAAAAGACGCTAGGCTATACGGTGGAGCGATTATTTTACTACTGGCCAAGGACGGGGAAGAAGACCTTGCCATGCCCTTAAGAGAAGCAGGATTAAAGAGTATCGAACGATTAGCCGTCTTTGACCGCTATGCTTGCGTTATTACCTCAGATGACTATGACAGTGACCCTTACAGTGAATCCTTTGGGCAGGTGAAAACCTACAACTTGCGGTTAAAGAGTGGAAAGTATTTAAAGGTGCATTCCAGCCGTGTGATTCGTTTAGATGGTGACCGCTTGCCTGAAACGCCACTTAGAAACAACAACTATTGGCATGCCTCCAGCTTACAAGGGGCATACACCAGCATTTTAAGCTATTTATCAGCGCAAGGGTTTAGTGACATTATCATTAAAGAATGGGGCTTGACGATTCTTAAAGTCGAGGGGCTTTTTGAATCTTACGGGAACGGGGCAGAATCTAAAATATCAGGTCGTTTAAATGACGCTAATTTGAGTAAGTCTTTAATGAATATGATTCTTTTAGACGCCGATTCTGAAAGCTTTGAGCGTCAGTTTAGCAACGTTTCAGGCTATAGCGATTTGATGCTACGGACGATGGAGCTTGTATCCGCCAACAGTGGGATACCGATGACTAAGCTCTTTGGACGCTCCCCTGAAGGCATGAACGCCACAGGAGAGGGCGATTTTGTTCAATGGGCGGGAGCGGTGCAAGCGTATCAGATGCAGACGCTACAGCCCGCTATAAACCGCCTTGTAGAGGTTTTAACACTACAGCAGGACTGGCAAGACAAGCCCGATGATATAGCGTGGAACTGGCCAAGTTTAAAGCCCCTTGATGACCAACAGCTTGCAGACGTGCGCTTAAAGAACGCGCAAGCCGATGCGGTTTATATGCGTGAGGGGGCTATAGACCCAGCCTACTTGTGGCATATTAGACACGAAGGCGGGTACAATACGAACCCCACTTACTCGCTTGAAGGTGTGATAGAATACCAAAGTGAACTTGACAACACGGCTATCAATGGCGCGTTTGAAGAAGAGGGAGACATGGGAAATGAGAGCAACACGCCCAGTAACGATTAGTTTTATTGAAGGTGATTCTTGCACGTTTGACAGTAATGAGTTTATTGAGTGGGAGATATTGACGCATGACTTACCTATGGCTGACATTGTGTTTAAAGGGTCTCCTTTTACAGACACGGGGCTATCAGAGTTAGGGCGATGCACGTTTGATTATTGTGACCACGGGCTTTATATTTACCAAGAACTTTGCAATCGTTTATATGAAGCCCAGCATCCTTGGTTAGATGTTGAGGATGCTTTAAAAAAAGGCGTTTTGCAAAAAGGTGAAGACTATCATACGTTCTCTCAGTGTGCCACTTATTGCAACCAAAACATTTTAACGTGTGAAGAAAATACACTACCGATTGTCTGGACAGCTTTTGTTGGTGGTGGTGGTCTTCCTTTTGATGCAGTAGCATTCAAGCCTTTATCAACTTTAGAGTGGATTGACTTTCAAGGGGTTGAAGTTTATACGCCTCAATAAAAAACCCCCAGCTTGTGAGCAGAGGGAGGAGAAAAAGAAAAGAGTCAATGTAATGATAAGAAATCTTGTAAGTTTAGTTTAGCACAGCTTTGAAACGGACGCAATGCCAAAAAAAATCATCATCATTAAAAAAAGCTTTCCTAACCGTGCTTCAGCGGGCTACCGTTCCTTTTTAGTAGCCTTTCAAGCTAAACAACAGCAAAAACTAAAACAAGCTATAGAAAGCTACACACTAAGACTAAACTATTTAGCGTCACTTGAACTAAGGCAAGATTTAGCTGATTGGGAAGCAGAACTTGAACGGATGCTTACAGAATTAGGGCTTACAGAGGTAGCCTATACCGCCTTAATCCAGCGTTTACGGGAGGAAGGCGAAAAGGTACGTCGTCATGTGTTTAACCAGTTGGTGACCGTGGTTGAAGAAAGGAAAATCCCTATCGTTAAGGGATACGCCTCTTTATCACAAAATAGGGCAATTATAGAATCATGGGCGCAAGAAAACGCGCGCCTTATTAGCAAAATGGTTGAAGACGAGCATCAAAGGGTGGCTAGCATTATCAGTTCCACGTTTAGAAGCGGTGGACAGATAACGGACGCACGCAAAGAGATTCAAGTGGCTTTGAACGTAAGTAAAAAGCGCGCCGATTTAATTGCACAAAATGAGTATGGTAACCTTTATGGGCAATTAGACAAGCAAAACAATGAACGCCTAGGCATTGAATACTATGAATGGCACACGCGCCTTGATGAACGCGTCAGACGCTCCCATAAGGTGCTTGAAGGGAAGATATGTAGGTGGGACGACCCCACGGTGTACAAAGACAGTTTAGATGATAAAACTTGGAAAAGACGCTCTAGCATAGGGGGCGTCAACGCACACCCTAGCCAAGATATACGGTGCAGATGCGTTGGTTATTCTGTCATCCCTGAGTTTTAAAAATGCTTGCAAAGCTAAAAAAACAATGCTAAAGTAAGTTTAGCTAATAAGTAAAAGTGTAGCTTATTAGCTAAATATAGCATCTAGGGGCTAAAGTGTTTAGAATCGACAGAAGCGTTTTCAAACACAAGACGACGTCTGAGGGCTTTTTAACAGGCGATGCAGTTGTCACACGCACAGGCGTTTTTCAGTATGTCAACAACGACGGGACCATTCGGCATGAACTCAGACACCCAGATGACGTGTTTGACGTTGAAAGCCTAGAATCTTTAAAGCTTAAGCCTGTTACGGATAATCACCCCCCTGAATTGGTGAATAGTGACAATGCAGAGCTTTATAGTATTGGTTCTACAGGGGAAACGGTGACGGTCGAGGACAACACGATTGCTATTAAGTTTAGCGTCCACCGCAAGGATGCGATTAAAAAGGTAGCCCTAGGCAAAAGGGAGCTTTCCCTTGGCTATAATTTAGATTTAGTTGATGAAGTGGGTGAATGGGACGGTGTACCCTACACACACAGACAAAAGAACATACGTTACAACCACTTGGCTATTGTAGACCAAGCACGGGCGGGGCGTATGGCTAGAATAAACATGGACGGGCTGGCCGTTCAGTTACACCATGAAGATGAGGACGAACGCATGACTGAAAAAGAAATGCAAGCGGTGAACTTGGACGGTTTGACCTATCGAGCCGATGCAGAAGTAGCCAAAGCATACGAAAAGGCGGTGCTAGCTGAAAAGCAAGCACGTTTAGATAGTGAAGCTCTACAAGGGCAAGTGGATGAGTTAAAAGCACAGCTTGAAGCCGTAAAAGCAACGCACAACGATGAAGCCATGGCGCAGGCCGTAGCAGAACGTGTAGCCTTGTTAGAAACCGCTAAGCGTGTGGTAAACGTTGACGGATTGCAAGGCACGAGTGACCGTTTAATTAAAGAAGCGGTTATTAAAGCCAAGCATGAAGCGATCAACTTGGACGGTAAAAGCGACGATTATGTAAACGCCCGTTTTGATGCGTTGATTGAAGCGTTGCCTAGCGTTGAAGACGAAGCCTTAGCAAAGCAAAAGCAAGCCGTGGCTAGCGTCAACAGTGATACCGCCATTAAAGGCGATATGCGTCAATTATTAAATCAAAAATACCATGGAGGTAAGGCTTAATGTCTCAAACATCGTATACTTTATATCCCGCTGAAGCGTATGAAGGTCAACTTATTGGCGATATCCCCCATACCATTGAAAGCCGTGTAGCGACTGCAAACGTCCCTTTTGGGCGTGGTGTTCAGCGTCAAACGTCTGACAACCAAGTGGCTTTAGCAGTAGCGTCTGGTATTCCTCAAGGGGTTGCTATTATGACGCATGAAAACCCTAACGACCAAGCGGAAGACATCATTACGGGTCAAAACGTATCAGTTCTAAAACGTGGACGTGTATGGGTTCGTGCGGTTGGTGCCGTTACTCAAGGTGCGTTAGCTTACGCGATTGTCACCGTGGGTGCTACCCAAGGGCAGTTTACCGCGACAGCAAGTACAAACTTGTTAATGGGTCGATTTGTTACTGGCGGTACGGACACGCTTGTTTTACTCGACGTAGACTTGTAGAAAGGAACACAAGCACATGAACGCACAGATCAACTTGGACGCTAACCAAACCGCTTACTTTGGGCGTCAGTTAGAAGCCATTAAAAATCAGACCTACGATATCAAGCAGGGTATGCTGAAGGCCGTTGAGTTGTTTCCTATTGACGGTACGACGCCTGATTATGCCGAAACGCAAGTCTACTATCAGTACGACGCTCGTGGTTTAGCTAAAATCATTAGTGATTATGCGACCGATGTCCCTTCTGTTGAAATAGCAGGGCGTCAATTTGTTTCTAAAATTGAAACCATTGGCTTAAGCTATTCTTATTCCATTATGGACATTAAAAAGGCGGCTATTCAAGGAACGCCTCTAACGGTTCGTAAGGCATTGGCTACACAACG